AAACCGCTGCCGGGGCCAACACCGCATCCCGTGTAGGCGGTCTATTCGACGACCTCGCAGACACCGCAACGCTTGACCGGGAACGGGGCTTTGCGAACCTTTACCTCGACACCGACACGGCCTTCACCCCAACGCAGGGGCAAAGAGTCAAGTTGACAAGTGCGATGAAATCGGGCGTTTTGTCAACCTACAATTTCTCACGAACTACCAACTCGCTGACCTACACAGGCACAACAGGGGCGACCCTTCGCATCGCTGCATCCATGGTCTTGGCGCAGGGCAACAACAACCAAATCAAGGTTTACATCGCCAAGAACGGTACAACGATTGACCAGTCAATGACTGACATCACAACGAGCCACACGAACGGCCATGCGATTTATACGGAGGCTTACGTTACGGGTGCGGTCAACGATGAGTTCACCATCTACGTCAACGCAATCAATAGCGGTGCAAGTATCGCAATTTCAGCCCTTTCATTCACAGTTCATACCCTATGAGTAAGTCAACGCAGCACTTCACCCAATGGCTTGGGATAGAGCATAAGGTCCCCGTGATGCTGGAGAACAGGTCCGGCAAATACATCACCTACGGCTTTGCGAACGAATATCCCTACTACCTGCTGGACAACTATCGCAGGTCGTCCAAGCACAACGCTATCGTCAACGGCAAGGTCAACTACATCATGGGCGGTGGATGGCAGGCAGGGGATGACTTGACCGTAGAGCAGCAGGCCCGATTCATCAAGTTCTTTGACGGACTTTCCAGCACCGAGGACTTGAACGACATCACGGAGAAACTGGTCTTGGACTTGGAGCTATTCAACGGGTTTGCGATTGCGGTTACTTGGTCCAAACTTGGGACCATCGCCAAGATGGAGCACGTCCCGTTTGAGAAGATTCGGGTGGACAAGGAGGAGAAGATGTTCCAAGTCGCTGACTGGTACAACGACGACATGATGCAGTTGTTCCCCAAGGTCGGGGACATCGAGAAGATTCCTGCATTCGACCCGGAGAATCGCCTCGGAAAGCAGTTGTTCTACTATCGGGTCTATGCGGCAGGCGTGAAGCACTATCCTTTGCCGGAATACATCGGGGGGAACGCTTGGATTGAGGCAGACGTACAGGTGGCGAACTTCCACAACAACAACCTACGCAACAACTTTTGGGGGGGATACTTGATTAATTTCAACAACGGCATCCCGACACCCGAAGAACAGGGCGACATCGAGCGTCAAATCAAACGCAAGTTCAGCGGTACGGACAACGCTGGTCGCTTTGTGGTAACCTTCAACGATGAAGCAGCGAATGCTCCGACACTTGAACCGCTCACTCCGTCCGACATGGACAAGCAGTTCGAGGTATTAAACAAATCAATCCAGCAAGAGATATTCATTGCCCATCGTGTAACGAATCCAGCGTTATTCGGTGTCAAAACCGAGGGCCAACTCGGAGGAAGGACTGAATTAGTAGAGGCTTACGAACTATTCAAAGCCACCTACGTCAACGACCGGGTGCGCAAAGTGGAACGGATGATCAATTATTTGGGATCCTTTAATGGCGTGGAAGGGATGGAACTTATCCCCGTTGAGCCTATCACGGAGCGACTAAGCGAACAAGCCCTTTTGCAGATAATGACCCAAGACGAATTGAGGGAAAAAGCGGGTCTGCAACCTTTGGAAAAGCCTGCCGACGTGGTTGGACCTAATCCCCAACCCGACGAGCAACCGCAAGCCGTGGAAGCATTGCAGAGCAACGACAACATCAAGAAGTTGTCGGGCCGTGAGTACCAAAACCTGATGCGTATCGTGCGTCAGTATATGCAGGAGAAAATCACGCTGGAGATGGCTCGGACCATGTTGTCAGCAGGCTTTGGGCTATCAGCCCAAGAGATTGACACGATGCTCGGAGTGCAGGCCCAAGAGTTCAGCGAGCCGACTTGGGGCGAAGAAGACGACGAGGACTACGGATGGGGCGACGAAGAATTCAAAGTCTTGGAGGTTGTTGCAAGCAAGTTTGGAAGCCATGCCGACGACTACCACGTCATGCACTCCAAGCCGATGCGGTTCGACACCAACATCGACGAAAACATCCGCTTGGCCTTTGCCGAACTGGGCGAAGAAGAGAAAGAGTTGGACTTGAAGATTGAGGCTTACCGCAAGAAGAACCGGGACGCATCGGTTGAAGAAATGGCAAAGGAGTTCGGAGTTAGCAAGGCGAAGGTCGCCAAGCGAGTCGCCTACTTGATTACCAAGGACCGCTACCCAATCAGCAGGGCCGTGGACAAGATTGCCGAGCAGAACCTGCCCAAGAACGTGAAGGAAGTTGCAGAGCCAGTCTTGGAAGTCCGCTACAAGTACGCATGGGCCACGGGTTTCAGCAACAAGGACAAAGGTTCAAGCCGTCAGTTCTGCAAGGTGATGCTTGACTTGGCCGGACAAGGCAAGGTTTACACCCGTGAGGACATCGACGGGATTTCTGCAATCATGGGCTACTCCGTATGGAATCGCAGAGGCGGTTGGTATCACACACCGAGCGGAGTGAACAGGCCCCAATGTCGCCATGTATGGGAGCAGCAGTTGGTAATCCGCAAAGGCAATAAAATCACGAAGGCATGAAGGCACTATTCATAAGCGAAGAAACGCTGCTCGACAATAGCATCATAAACGAGAACGTGTCCTATACGCAGATACGTCCTACGGTTGTTAAGGTCCAAGAGATGCGGATTCAGCCCATCGTTGGCTCTGCACTCTACGGGGAATTGGTTACGCAGGTCGTCAGCGGTTCAACGTCTGCGCTCAACCAAACGCTCTTGGATGACTACATCCAGCCGGCTATGATTCAATGGCTCTACTACGAGTTGCCGATGGTCCTTGCGTTTAAGTACATGAACAAGGGTATGGTCCGTAGAACGAGCGAGGAATCAAGCCAAATGAGCATGGAGGAAATCACCCGGCTCACGGATAAGGTCAAGAACGATGCCGAGTGGTACTCCGAACGGATAACCCGGTACCTGATGGAGAACCGCAACTCCTATCCCTTGTGGAACTCGCCTCCGTCTGCTTTGGATACGATCTACCCGAACGCTACCAACTACCGCACCGGGATGGTCCTTGACCGCAACAGGAGGATGGGAATCAGCAACCTTGACTACCCCTACCCTTACGATCAATTTGGGGCGTGTAACGACTGCTGACGATGGGCGCACACAAGAAGAACATACTGAAACTGCAAAACTATGTCTTGGATAAAAATCAAGCAAGCCCTGCTGGACCTTGCAAATGCTCATCCTCAGGTCAACTCGTTCGGGACGGGCGACCCGCTTGCAATCGGCACGGACAACACCATCAACCTGCGAACCCCAAGCCGTGAGCGCATCGTCTATCCGCTCGTGTTTGCGGACGTTCAGTCTGCAACTACTGACGCTGGGACTTTGGACTTGGTGGTTGGGGTATATTTTAGTGATAGAGTTGAGTCCATTAAGCCGATGGGCGGAGTGGTTTCGGGCAGCCCTACGCTGGGTTGGCAGGATAACGAAGACGAGGTCCTAAGCGACCAGTTACAGGTAGCACAGGACTTCATATCGTGGCTTACAAACGACCCAAGCGAGGACTGGACCCTCTCATCCAGCGTGAGCCTTACGAGGTTTGTAGAGAGCCGGGATGACCGCACGGCAGGGTGGCAGGCGACGATGACCTTTGAGATTCCTTACGGCCACTCGGTTTGTGAAATTCCAGTCTAATCTACATTTACAATTAAACGCTAAAAAATGCCTACACCTATTTTGCAACAAATGCTCGGACAGGGCGGTACGATGGAGTTCGTTAACGGAGCCGTAAGCGGTAAAGTTTACGATTTCTTGGTAGTCAACGCCGCTGCTACTTTCACGGTCTTAACGGGAACTGGTGGCGAGAACCTCCTGACTCCTTACAACTTGTCGGGCGCATCCATATCCGCTGGCATCGTGATTTCAGGACGCAACGGAGGCAAGATTACTGCCGTTACTCCAAGCGCAGGTTCAGTCATCGGTTACACATTCCTGTAATGTTTATAGGCTACGGCTACGGCTACCCGACCAATATGCTCATCGGTGGACTTGCTGCCGGGGTTTGGGGTGCTTTTAATGCAAGGGCTACGGCTGACGGTGCAACCGCTGCCGAGGCTGCCGTGAATGGTTGCCTGTTCGTCCGATTCGCTGCAATCTTCAACTTCTAACAATGCCGACCCCATCGCTGATTTTAGTACCTGCACGATTTAAGACAGGCAAACTCTACACCCCCGTTGCTACGACTTCGGGTGGTTTGGTCTTGGGCGCATCAGGCGACTTTAATGTTACCCGTGCGACGACTGCGACCCGATTCAATTCGTCTGGCTTGATTGAGTCGGTGGCTTCGGGGATTCCTCGTTTGGATTACTACACCAGCGGTGGAACGGCTGGCTGCCCTGCGTTGCTCGTGGAGCCGAGTGCGCAGAACATTATGGCGCAGTCCGAAAATTTAAGCAATAGCATTGAGTGGAGTCCAACGAGTGTCAATGTAACGGGCAGCGCAATCGCATCGCCTAATGGCTTGGCTTCGGGGACTTTACTTGTTGCAACTTCGGGTAATTCGCAGCACAATATCAACAAAAACGCAACGACATCAATAACGAGCGGGACAACAATTACTGCAAGTTGTTTTTTCAAAGCGCACGGAACAAACACATTTGTTCAAATTGCCGTTGGTGGTTTTACTTTTTCGCCTGCAAGTCCATTTGCAAACTTCAATCTTTCGGGAAATGGCGCAATAACAACAGGGACCTATTCATCGGCCTTTATTCAAAACTACGGAAACGGGTGGTATCGTTGTGGATTAACTGCAACCGCTGCTGCGAATGGCACAAACAATTTAGCGATAGTTCCCATTATTGCAAGCGGAACGGCAAGAAACCCAACCTTTGCAGGCGATGGCGTTAATGGCGTTTACGCTTGGGGCGCACAAGTAGAAACAGGCTCCGTTGCCACCTCCTACATCCCCACAACCACCGCAGCGGTAACCCGCAACGCAGACGTGATAAACGTATCAGGCGCAGTCAGCGGATGCATCGGGCAGACCGAGGGGACGATTTATGCGGAGGTGGACATACGAGCATTTGCGAATCTTGGTATATTTTTATCAATCTCTAATGGTGGAGGTAATGATAGGATTGAGATTTACAAAAATACGGATAGCAAAATCTATTTTGATAGAGTGTCAACAACGCTGAGTGGGACAACAACAAGTGTGAGTTCAACTTCTACATATAGTGCTGGAATCCTTAAAGTTGCGGTTGCTTACAAGTCGGGCGATACAATTATGTATATTAACGGGTCGCCAGCAACAACGGTGCAAACCCTGACGTTCACATTCCTGCCAATTACTAAAATAACCATCGGGACGAATCGTGCGGATATAAGCCAATTCAACGACCGCATCCGTTCCGCTGCCCTCTACACCACCCGTCTAACCGACTCCCAACTCGCTGCCCTTACCACCCTCTAATGGCTACCTTCCGCAAGTACGCATTCCCCAAGCAGTCCGACACTGACAAGGTGCTGGCTCTATGCACAGGCACGACCGCTGCGGTGGCTCTTGGGGTCTTGGACGGCCTTGTGTGCTACGACATTCTTTGGGAAGGCGACGCTCCTAAAGAGGCGACCCAGTACGAAACTTGGCCCGAACCTTGCGGAGTCCACGCCTTTGCAGGTTGGGAGGAACAATACACCGAGGACTACCACCAACACAAATCACTATGAGAATCTTTCGCAAACGCAACCCCGAAACACCCGAAACCCCTAAAC